AAGAGAGCGTGAGCTTCCTGAATGGGCGCAAGCGATCTTCAGTGATGGAATGATAGCGGCAGGGATGGTCAAAGAGCAAGACGAGATAAACCAGATATCTGATGCAGTTGAGCAATCTTTGCTGTACTATCTGAATAACGTAGGTGACTATTGGTGTAACAGTGAAGATAGTGAGGGAATAGTAGCGCAAAATCGCTATGCTTTCTATCAGAAACAGAATCCTCATACACCTCGTGTAATGAAGTCACTGGGCCTTGATGAAGATGATGTTGATGTTTTTATACAGAAGTGTTTGTTTCCAGAAATTAAATAAGAATCAATCAAAGTAATTGGGGTGCCATATAAAGTTCGAAGACGAGATATTAAGTTATAAGCTACCACCTCAAGCAACGCTGTATGGGATGAAGGGTAGCGATGAATCAGCGACACTATACGCTTGGGCGACATTCGCAGGATTAGATGTAGAGTATCTTGACTTTGGTAAAGATTATAATCTACTTGAGTTGATGGATCTATTTCCTTGTGCAGAGAATGTACCGCAGATAATGGTTGATGGACAAGACATCGGTAATTTAGACGACTTTAAGGAATGGTTGAAATTTATCTTATGAAGAGAACAACGCAACTGCTACTATTCACATTTTCATTCTTTCTAATCAAGGGATTACTTTGGTTAGCCCTATTCTATATGGGATATAATTTAGTCACATAATACTTGACAAATCGGCTACACCGTGCTATAATTACACACATAAGCAAGATATATAATGGAGAAATATTATGAAGTTGATGTTTTTAAAGTTCTATGACTTTTATAATTGGCTGTTTGACCATAGCAAGAACCCGCTAAGACATATCCCAGATCCATTATCACGAATGTGGATAATGACTGTTCTAGCTTGGATGTGGTCAATCACGTTTGGAATCTACATTGGTAGCGTAATCTATATGGGCATAAGCCTTGTTATTCACTTTGTATTGTTGTTCATGGCTACATTTACAGCGGCAGTCTTTTATGATGCTGAACGTAGAGGCGACTCATGGTTGCTGAAGTTGAGAAAAGAGCAAGAGTATAAATAAGACATTCGATGAGAGTATATTATGAGAAGTGAAGTATTGAGTGAACTTAAAAGTAGAATTGATGCACTGGAACAAATTGCAAAGCCTATGGATATAGCAACTGGCATGAGTGGATCATTTCTTTCGTTTAATATGTATATTGACAGTTTAACCGCAATGACTGAAGATGAATTTAGTGATTGCGTGTATGACGATTGGTTACGAGAACAGCACGAAGTTCTGTACAAAAAAGTCAATAAAAGTATTCAGTGAAGCATAAAGTAGATTTGTTTGGACAGGGGTTCGACTCCCCTCGTCTCCACCATAAGAGCATTGTTTAGTGTTTTTATGATGGGGACGCTCTGGATTCGACAGACGGTTGAGGTTATGTGGAGAATCAGTCAATGCTAAAGACTGTAAGGGTTGGGAGTTCCCGACTAAAGAAGCTAATAAAATAATCGCAAACGATAATAATTTTGCACATGGTGATTTTGCCCTAGCGGCATAATCTACCGGGGTCTGGACACGCCTAGCAACAGAAGTTGTCCACACGACTTCTCATATACAAAGTATGATAACAGTATGTGTAGAAGAGAGGTACGACATACCCGAAAAAGGAAATTCGAAAATGTCAATAACTAAAGAGGAGTGTGGCTTGGCCCACCACAGGCATGGATGCTAGTTAGCATGGATTGCGAAGAGACGACACAGTTGGTAGATTCCAACGATAAGTGTTACTCAAAACGGGCCCCTTCTTTTAATTGATATGGAACTTATACTATGACAACACCAACAAACTCTATTATTCTACCATCGTCAGACTCTGATAAGCAACGCATCAAAGGCGCTATGAATGAGATCAGTGCATCTTATACTCGCATCGATGCTGAACGAGACTTCATTAAAGAAGCTATCGTCTCACTCTCTGATGATGTTGATATCCCTAAAAAGTACCTAGCTAAAATGGCTAAAATTTATCATAAAGAAAATGTGTCTGAGTTGATCTCTGAGATCGAAGACATCGAAGCATTACTCGAAACTATAGGATAGTATTATGTCTAAACTAGTTAGTAGAAGAATCAAGGTTGAAGAAGCGGGCAACGCTCAAGCACTTATCTTTGAAGCTGATAATGGTTGGAGAATTGAGTACTACGATCCTCGTGGCACACTAGTGTCAACTGAACTACATGAGCGTAAGTCTCTACAGTGGGCTGAAGATGCCGCAGAGAACTGGGCGTTAGGGATAAAGGTTCTAAATGGGTGATAAGAAGGGTGACCTTAAATTACTTAACAGACTAAACTCTGAGCGTATAATGCTAGATATAAAGAGACACATTGACGCAGGTGTGCCCTATATTGACGCAGTAGTCGAGTACGCTGAGAAGAATGGTCTTGAAATCGAAGTTGTTGGTGAGATTATTCGTAAGTCGCCTCTTCTAAAAGCAAACATTTACAAAGAAGCTGAAGAGTTAAACATGGTCGAGAAACTTGTGAGATTACCTGTATGAGTTCAATGTATTCTACTAGAGATGCGTTCGAACTCTATAGTTACTACATGGCAATCAAGAAGCATTTCACATCAACTTATGACTTTGTGAAGTATGGCGGTAAGATGAGACTTACTGTCGATGGATTTGAAAATAGAAAAGATAAGTTCTTTTTCTATAAGTTATCTAAGAGGAAAGATGCTAAAGATTATATTCTAGCGAATATATTAAAGAAGCCTGATCTCTGGATTGGCAACTTAATAGACAGTCATGAAGCAGATGAAGTCTATACTGAGTGGTCAAAAAGGCAACAGTCATTGACTTACACATTTAAGAATGATCTAGATGAGTTAGACGATGACTTCAATGCCAACATTGTTGTCGAAGATGGAGAATATCCAAAACTCCTATCTCTGTTCAACAGAAGAAGGGTATGCATTGAGACATTGATTATCATTGATGAACTCACTGGATGCTTTAAGTATTGGGAGAAGACTATTCGTGACACCATAGTTTTCCCTGATATAAATAAGACTGTCAACAACTATAAACCTTTTTTAGATTATGATAAAGTGAAAATGAAGAAAATAGTTCTTGACAAATACAGCAACACCTAGTATAATACAACGCATACGAGAAGTACTAAAATCGTAAATACAACGCAAATATGGAGAACATAATATGTCTTTTGCATCATTAAAGAAAAACCGTACGAACTCTTTTGATAAGTTGAACTCTCAACTACAATCAATGTCAAATCAAAAAATGTCCAAAGGTGACGACAACTACTGGAAACCAGAAGTCGATAAAGCTGGCAATGGCTACGCTGTACTTCGATTCCTACCCGCTTCTGAGAACGAAGATATGCCTTTCGTTCGCTATTTGGATCATGGCTTTCAAGGGCCAGGTGGTTGGTACATCGAGAAGTCTCTAACAACTCTAAGTCAAGACGATCCAGTATCTGAGTATAACTCTCAGTTGTGGAACTCTGGTCACGATGAAGACAAAGAGATTGCTCGTAAACAGAAACGCCGTCTTAGCTATGTAGCTAATGTAATGGTCGTATCTGATCCATCAAATCCTTCTCGTGAAGGTCAAGTTTATTTGTATAAATTTGGTAAGAAAATCTTCGACAAACTGAACGATGCTATGAATCCTCAGTTCGCTGATGAAGATCCAATCAATCCATTCGATTTCTGGGAAGGCGCTGACTTCAAACTAAAGATTCGTCAAGTAGAAGGCTATCGCAACTACGACAAATCTGAGTTTGCTACTCCTGCTCCAATTGCTAACACTGATGGTGAAGCACTGTCTGATGAAGATATGGAAGCAGTATGGAACAAACAGCACTCCCTAGCCGAAATTGTTGATCCTAAAAACTTCAAGTCTTATGGAGAACTTAAAGCAAAACTGCACAATGTTCTACAACTTGATGGTGTTTCATACGCACCCGTAGCGACCGCCGAGGACAGCAATGCGGGGATGGCGCTTCAGCCAAACTTTAAAGAGCGAGCGGCACCTGCTGTTGCTCAGGCTGAAGCCCCATCCTCATCCTCAACCTCTTCAGAGTCAACGGACGACTCTCTTGACTTTTTCAAAAGTCTAGCTGAAGACTAGAGGAGACAAAACTCAATATAGCGAGTTTATAGGGAGATGGAAGCCACAAGCTGAAGTCTCCCTTTTTTATTACATAAAATAAGAGGTTGTTTATATGAAAATAAGTGATCGATTAGTAAACTACTTCAACAAGAAGAAGTCAAAGAGTTCTGACAAGAATCATACGAGATATCGCAATGATATCTGCAATCACTGGGACTTAGATTATGTTTCAGTTGAGGAACTTGAAGAACTTCTCAAGCAAGACAACATAGAAACTACATTGCCTCGCAAGAAGAAAGATGATTATTGACTTACTGGAATGCTATTGTCCAGTGAAGATGTACCACCTTGAATTATAGTAAATTGATTATTCTCGTTACCACCGACAGTATTAACTGTATTTTGAACTGGACTAAAGTTTTGCACTGCTTGCATAGACCCCTGCCCGCCAGATGGAGGGAACATAGAGAATTGACCCATTGCATCGACTTTATCTTCCATAGGGACAACTTTTAAATTTTCTGGTCTAAGTACTCCTAAACCAACTGGGACTGTATTCCGTATGCGCTGTTCACGCTCTGCTCTTTGAGCGTCTATAATGGCTTGAGCCCTCTGCAAAGCCTTCTTATCTGCCGGATGACGCTTATTGAACTGCTCAAACGACATATCCCCTGACTTGAAAGATTCGAAATCGTCTTTCAGTGATTTCTGGTGCATTGCTTTTCCCATGATAGCTGGATTTCCCATGAATCCCTGACCGGTCGTAAATCCTGATCCGGCTACAGCTAACGTATTTCCTAGCTTATCAAGGCCTTCGCTTTTTCCAGTAACTGCAAATTCTGCGATCATTTCTGCGAGATCTTCCCCTGCTAGTGCGCCAAATCCACCCATTACTAGTGCGCCTAGAAATGATCCTATCGGCCCACCCACCATTCCTGCAAGTGCGCCAAGTTTTGCTCCACCAAAACCACCCGCAATACCACCTAATGCACCAGACAGTTCTTTGATAATTACATCTTCACTTTCGCCGTTAGCTATTGCGTCATAGACATCAACCATAGAAAATCCTACAGATGCGGCCGCACCCGCAAACTTCAATAATCCTGCATACTTAGTGACATTCATTTTATCCAGTTTAGCTAGTGCCGCTTTGATATCATCGTTAGATACAATCTGTCCCAACTCGTTTATTGCCTGCCCATTACTATTGAAAGCCAAAAATCCAGGCAGTCTAATTCCCTTATTAATGAGATCTGTTTGACGCCTATTAAGCTTGTCGTTATTTTTTGATCTTTCGTCCCGATTATCTTTATTCTTATTATTATTAGTATCGTTCTGTCCAACGCCAACAGTAGTATCAGTTACTTCCTCTATAACCTCATCGACAGGCACACCCTTTAGCTTGGCTGACGCCGCTTTCGCTAATGATATGAGTTTATTTTGTAGGTAAAACCCAAAGCCAACTCCAAGAATACCTCCGACAGCTTTTAGTGTCTCATCAGAAACTTCTACTCCCGCAATTGCTCCATCGTCCTCACCATCGAGTTCGTCTAATTTAGCACCAACCTTATATGCTAAAGATGCTAAAAATGCAGGCAAAGCCCATCTCTTGTTTATAGTGGCCGCTATTATAGCATTTACTGCGGCAAAGTTAATTCCG